TCTTATCTCTCAAAACTACATTGAGGAATTTCACCTAGAGCAAAAGCTTGCTAAATACTTCAAGCAGGTTCCTATGGCTTCTTCTCCTTTTGAACTTCCCGTTCAAACTGATTCTAAGAAAGCTAAATTGGTTGGCGAAGGTGCAACTAACACTTCAAGAACTTTCGGTACTGAAAAACTAAGCTTCTCAGCAAAGAAAGCTTCTGAGTTTTATGAGTTGCCAGAAGAACTTAACGAAGATTCTGCGCCAGCTATTTTACAACTTGCAAGACAAGAAGTAGTTGACGCTGTTACTCGTGCGATAGAATCAGCCATTATCAACGGTGACACTGCCGGGACTCACCAAGATTCTGACATTGTTGGAGATGACTTTGACAAAGCTTGGGAAGGGCTTAGAAAAGTAGCATTAGCCGCTTCATCTACTGTTGATTTTGGTGGCGCTGCAATGGACAAACCAAACTTAAACGCTATGCGTAGACTTATGGGCAAGTACGGTGTTAATCCTGCTAGACTTGCTTGGGTGTTTGGCCCTAGTGCTTATTCACAAGCACAAGCTTTGGACATTGTTGAATCGCTTGAGAAGTACGGCCCTAACGCTACTGTTTTAAGTGGTGCGCTTGGTGTTTACAACGGTATCGCCGTATGTGTTTCTGAGTGGGTTCGTGAAGATCTTAACGCTTCTGGTGTTTATGACGGTGTTACTACTGACAGAACAGCTATCCATCTTGTAAACATTGACCGATTCATGATGGGTATGAGAAGACCTATTAGAATCAGAGTTGCACAAGACCCACGAGCTGAGTTTGATAGATGGCAACTTGTTTCTTACACAAGACAAGCTTTCACTGGTCACAAGCAATTCGGAACTGCTTACGCAAGTGGATCAACTTCTTCAGAGCGTTCAAGTGTTCTTGGAATCAACTTGCTAGCCTAATAAGCTTTAAAAGTTTACAATCAAAGGGGCAAATGCCCCTTTTTTTAGATGTTGCTGCAAACATAACACTTCACCAATTAACGCCGGTATGATTATGTATAAGCTTTTTTTAAACATAGTGGAAAGCATTAGCCGAAACATTGGTTATATTTATGTGCCTTTTAATAATCGAAAGATAAAGGCTAGGCACTATAGATATATGGAAAAGCGGCTAATGGTCGGTGATATAATACTATGTAAAAGCAATGGATACTTATCAAATTTATTTATTGGTAAATATACTCATGTGGGAATATATGCGGCCCATGATACGGTGGTAGAAGCTACTCCCAAGGGTGGTGTTTTAAAAACTGACCTGATAGACTTTAGTTTAAAAAGAGATAAAGTTTTAATTTTAAGACCTAACTTTTTGACAGAGCCAGTTGAAAGAATTGAGATACAAGACAGGCTATATGAGCAGGTTGGCAAAGATTATGATTTTAGTTTTCAAGCGGATATTAAGGATTTTTATTGCTCTGAGTTGGCTTTATACGCTTATAAGAATCCGAAGCTAAAATTCAAAGATAGGTATGGAAGTCTGACTTTTATTCCTGATGATTTTATTGATTACATAGGAACAGAATTTAGGGTGATTTATGATTCTCAAAAACAAAAGTAAAATGCACATTATTGTACACAATGGAAAAACATTTGAAAAGATTGAGGCTGGTGGCGTTTCTAGTGACATGCCTGAAAAAGTTGCACAAGAGCAATTGCAAAAGTTTAAAGGATTAGGTGAAGCTTTAGAGGTTTATGTTGAGAAAGAAAAACCTCTGACCAAGAAAGCGCCGAAAAAAGGCAAAGATAAAAAAATGGAAAAACTAGAGGACTAATATGCCTTTAAACGAAAATGCTTTGGTTGATTTAGACACGATGAAAAATTGGTTAGGTATTGACCTTCTCAATACTGACTTTGATTTTAAAATAGAATTGTTTATAAATTCAGCAAGCAAAAAAATAGAGACTTACTTAAACCGCAAGCTATCGAAGCGCCAATACACTGTCAGAAAAGACGGAGTAAGATCGGCTAAGATTGTGCTTAGGCATTATCCAGTTGGTACAGTTACAAGCTTGTCTCTTAGCAACGATTGGGACTTCACAGAAACGGTGGACACTGCCAATTATATTTTTTCAGAAGACGGCGTTATAACACTTAGGGAGCTAGTAGCAGGACGCGGTAACGCTAACATACAAGTTGTTTACGAAGCTGGCTATGTGACCCCTCTTAGTCCAATACAGACGGGCGAGGCTTTGCCAAGTGATATTGAGATGGCTTGTATTACATTTGTTAAGTGGCTTTGGAATTTAGACCATGACGAGAGAATGGGCATACAGAGCCGCGATAAGCAAAACCAGAACACTACCTACATAAACGGCATACCAAAAGAAATTTGCGATATGATCGAAGACCACAGACGGGTTGAGGTTACTTCTGAAAATGCAGTGATTGAGATGTTTTAATGGATATTGAAAAGCTTATAGCCAAACTAAAAAGATACGATAAAAAGATTGCATCTAATCAAATCCTTCACCGTATTGGTTTACGTCTTACCAATAGACTAAAGGTAGAAGTGACTAGGTTAAAAATAATTGATTCTGGCAGGCTTAGAAACTCTATTGCATACAAAGTAAGTGGCCAAGAATTAGATGTTGGTGTGTTTGGTGTGAGATACGCTAAATTCCATGAATTTGGCACAAGGCCAAGCACAAGAATGGCTAGGTTTTTACTTTGGAAGATGAGAAACGAAAGAGTCAAAAAACCCAGTAAAGGTGTGATTGAGTGGGGCGGCTATGGGAAAAATAGAACTGCTAGGATTAGACCTAGACCGTTTTTCTTTAATACTATAGAATCTGAAAAAGATTACATTTATGACATGATGAAAGCTTGGTACTCGATAAATGCCGACACCTAACATTGACAGAGCAATTTTAGACGCAATGCAAACGACACTTGAGGCTTTGCCTTGGGTTAGATCCGTTGAGTCTGAAGATATAAAAGTCGCTTTTGATAGTGATGAGTTTGAAATTCCTTATGTGCAAATATTTGGAAATGGTCAAAGGTTTAAGCACGAAAGAAATGGGCGGGTGAAGGTTGATTGGTCTATTATTGTTGAGTTGGTTTTAAAAGAAGATCGAAACGGATCTTACAATCAACGTGTTCTTATGGATAGAAGACAAGAGATAGAACAAGCAATTGGAGCCAATGTCCGATTGGGTATACCAGAGGTAATAAATGTGTTATATTTGAACAATCTTGACGACATTGGATTGGTTCGACCGTTTTACGTTACTCAAATGGAATTTAATGTTGAGTATCATAAAACATATTCTGGATTTTGCTAAGGACTAGCGCAAATTATTTTTTCAAAAGAGGTAAAAAATGGCAAAAAATTATGCAAGTTTGTATAGTTCAGCGTTAGATTCATCGGCATTGAATCAATCGCTTTACGTCAAAAAGGAAACGGTTAACGGTACGATGATTGCACCAACAGATTCAGACTTTACTTTTGTATTGGCTGGTGGTTCGATGTCATTCTCTCAACCGCAAGAAAGCTCTCCGCATAGAAGCGGAAGACATAACAACAACACAATCTTGAAAAAGAAGACGCTAGAGTGGTCATATCCTACTTATGTAAACATAGACACTGGTGTAGCGGCTGGAGCTACAGAGGTTGAAGATGGAATCAAGGTTCTTTGGGAATCCGCACTAGGTAGAGAAACTATTGATGTTACTGGTTGTGCTTATGATTCAGCCAATGACCCTAGCACTACTTTTACAATTTTTGAAATTGGCGATATGTGGTGTAAGCAAGGCTATGGGTGCTTTGTTGATAGTGCCGAAATTCAGTTGGTCGGTGATGGAGAATCCCAAATTAACTGGAGTGGAATGGGTGTAGAGTCTTACCTAGTTGGTATGTCTCAATCTGTAATTGATAACAACGGTGGAAACACCGTAACGGTAGCAGCGGGAGAAGGCAAACGCTTCCCAGTTGGCTCAATGGTTATGCTTGTTGAGTCAGACGGTTTAACACGTTCTGCGGATACTCCAAATGGTTCGCCTAGGTTTGTTACGAGTGTTGCGGGTGATGTTGTAACGCTTGACGGCGCTGCATTAGCTGACGCTGACGGATCGGTAACACCTGTTTATTTGGTTTACTACGAGCCAGAATCACCTGTAGGGATTGATAATCCCCAAACAGGGCTTGTTGGTGATTTTATTTCTGCCTCTATGGGTGGGCAGTGTGTTCGTAATGCTACAATAAACATTGCAAACAATCATGAGCCTGTTAACTACTGTTTTGGTACTGATGCTCTTTCTGGTTCATTGTTTGTACCTGCTTCAAGACTAGAGGTTTCTGTTAGTGTTGAAATAAACCTTAACAAAGAAAATGTTGGAATTTACAACGACATTCAAAACTTTGTAGACCAAGACCTTCAGTTTATCTTGGGAGATTCAACCACTAGACATTTCCAGGTAACACTTCCAAGAGTTGAATTTACAACACCTTCTATAGATGTACCTGAAAGTGGTTCTATCCCTGTGACGTTTGAAGGTATTGCTTACCAAACAGCACTAGACGCGGCCAATGAGATTGAGGTAAAATATCTCTAAGCTTTTATTCATTGCTCCATTTACTCTATGTAGAGAGAAGTCTTTTCAAGGCTTCTCTTTTTTTGTATACTTCAAGCAATTATCATAAACATTTTTTTAAGGATTAAAAAAAATGCCATTATTCTTTTCTGCAATTAAATCAAAAGAAATTAGAGTTGTTTCACAAAAAGACGATGCTTTAACCGAAGACGTAACACCTGAAGTTTATCAAGAGTATTTGAAAGATTTGGACGAATCAAAACTAACTTTCAAAGAAGGCGAAACACCGACATATTTTGTTTTAAAAACAGCCGGATCACAAGAAGAGATTTTAAGACAAAAAGACAACATGGCTAGCCTTGCTATGAAATCAAAAGATACTGGTGAAATGCCTATCTATTCTATGATGCTTGCAACGGTTCGAGTTGCGTTAAAGGATATGGTTACAAACGGAGAGAGTCAGATTTTAAAAGATACTTCTGGACTAGCTTCTGAGGAGTTTATGACTTGGCTAGTTGCTAATGACATTATCACAGACTTATTCACTGCTTTAGAAGGGCAAAGAGGCGCAACGGATCAAGAAATACTTAAAAAAAAATAAGTGCGATTATTGATCTTAATTTTGCCGACCACGCAAAACTAAAAAAACAAGGCAGAAGTTTTAATTGCTCAACATGCAAGGTTTCTCACTTGAGAAGATGCAAAGAAGACAAATGGGATTTTAACGAAAAAGATTCAAATGTTTTTCCGATGTATGTGCATCAAGGTGGAACTTTGTATGGTTTTTGCCCCGCTAAAGCCACCTGGGATAATGAGGCCACAGAGATTTATAAGACGTTAATTGTCTCAAGGGAGTGTGGTATAATGTTATCAAACGGTGGAATACTTGAACAGCCAGCATGGTTTATAGATTTACTCTCATGGTTCACAACTAGATACGACCATGAGAAATTTGCGTCAAGGGCTAGAATGGTTTTGGGCGACGGTAAAAACGCTGCAAAAGGGCAAAATAACAATGGCAGTAAACACAGAAGAACTAAATATAAAAATTAAGATAAACAACAGGCAAGCTAAAAAGTCTGTTGATGGTTTACTCAAAAGCCTCGGTGAACTTACTACTGAAGTAGACGGTTTAGAAACCAGTGTAAAAAAAGGTGGGAAAGCTAACCAAAGTTATAGCAATTCATTTTCAAAAATAGGTGCAGCGGTTATAGAAGCTAATCAAGCTTTAGATTTAGCATCTAGGGCTTTTCAAGCTGTATCTAATTCAGTTGGCAGGACTGTGAGAGCCTTTACAGATTTTGAAACTGCTTTGGTTGGTGTTCAAAAAACGTCTAATCTTTCTGACAATGAAATAAAAAACTTTGGATCTAACATTTCTGATTTATCCAAGACTATACCAGTAGCAACGACAAGGCTTCTAGCTTTCTCACAAACAGCTGGGCAGTTAGGTGTTGAAGGCCAAGAAAACTTAGAAAACTTTGCAGAGACAATGGCTAAAGTTGAAACCGCTACTGACCTAGCGGGTGATACAGCGGCCACAGCATTTACCCGTATTTTAACAGTTACTCGCACTAGCATAGATGAGATTGATGAATTTTCTTCTGTGATTGTTAGGCTTGGAAATAACTTTGCAGCTACCGAGTCAGAGATTGCAAGGATGACAAACGAAGTAGCTAGGTCAATTGGTCAGTTTGGGGCTAGTGCTGATGAAGCAGCCGCTTTAGGTACTGCAATGAGAGCGATTGGAATTAGGGCAGAACTTGGTGGTAGTGCTATCGGTAGACTTTTAAGAACTATGGAATCCTTAATTAGAGAAGGAGGCCCAGGATTAGAAGAGTTAGCCAGAATTTCGGGAGTTACTTCTAAAGAATTTGTTGAAGGGTTTGGTGAAAATGCTACCGATGCTCTTTTAAAGTTTTTAGAAGGTTTAAGCCGTACAGATTCAGCGGCGGCGGCTTTAGAAAATTTAGGTTTAAAAGGCGATGAAATAAATAAAGTCATTCCCCCATTATCAGAAAACTTTTCATTGTTTGCAGAAGCATTAGGCATGGCCAGAGACGAGATGCAAAACGCTACAGCTCTCAACGAAGAAGCAGCTAAAGCATTTGCTACGACAGGCTCAGAGATACAATTATTTTTTAATGCTATTAACAATCTTGCGGTTTCCGTTGGTAGTGTTTTATCTCCATTCCTTACTAGCCTCTTATCAGTGTTATCAAGTTTAGCAAATGGAATTGCTTTTGTAGTCGAAGAACTAAGAGAAGTTTTAATTGTCTTTGGAGCGGCTGGACTTTTAAGGGCTTTGCCTTTAGTCATATCGGGATTTGGGGCTTTAAAAACAGCAATTGCAGCAACTACTGTCGGTGTTTTTTTAAAACAGTTTTTAGCTATACCATTAGCGATGAAAGCGGTTTCAGCTAGTTCAACTTTAATGACGGGTGTTTTAACTGCAAACTTTGCAGCAATAAGAGCAGGTGTTTCAGGACTAATTGCTTCATTTGCAGCACTAGCAAGAACACTACTTTTAAATCCTTTCACATATATTATTATAGGCGCAGCCGCTTTAATAAAAGCACTATCTGACCTTCAAAGTAACTTCGAGTTTTTGACAGATCTTTATGAAGTTTTTGTGCCTGCTTCGGATGAAATAAACAAGAGCATAAAAGAAACAGAGGCACAGGTTGGATTTTTAGAAAAAGCATTTAACTTACTACAAAAAATTATAGTTGCTACCATTGGTGGGCTTGTAGGATTGATGGGTAGATTTGTCGGTCTTTTTTCGGATCTTCCCATAGTTGGTGGTTACTTTGATGGGCTATCAAAAAGAGCCGAAGCATTCATGAACAAAATGAAAATTGTTTATGATGAGATAGGGAAGGCAAAAGAAAAAGTAGAAGAGGTTTCAGCCGAGCCTGTAGTTGATAATACCTCTATTAGTGGTAATGCTTCTAAAGATTATGAGAACATAAAAGATCTTATTAAGAACTTAAACGATCAGACTAAAGAAATCAGAAATGAACTAACAATAAGTAAATTTATAGAAGATTCTGATGATAAAGAATTATCAAGATTGCGGATTTTAAATACTTTAAAAACTGAAGAACTTGAAACAATCAGAAAGCAAATAATAGAATATAAAACAGACATAAGACTAAAACAACAAGCTTTCGATGCTTTGATAAATCTAAGACAAGCCACTCAAGAATATTTTAGGGTTCAAGAGAGATCTTTCATTACTAAAAGAATAAACATACTAAAAAAAGAAATTGAAGAATTAAATGAATCATTAAAAGAAAGCAGAGAAATAATAACAGGTTTTAACGATAATAATTTTGAAAAAATAGTTAAAAGTTTTAGAAAAAAAAGAGAAGACCTTGTAAAAGAGCAAATAGAAGCTTCAAAAAAAGAAGAAGAACTTATAAATAAAATAGAAAATTCAATAAAAAATAGAACACCAAAAGAAACCGTTTCAAAGCTACAAGAGGAATTAAAATCTCTTAGAGATAAAAGAATTAAATTGTTTGTAGAGCTTGATGTAAATGAGGAACTTCTTGACTTAGCAATATTTGCCGAAAAACTAAACATGGCTAATGAATTTGTATCGGCAGCCGGTAGCGGAGCGGATGCAATGGTAACAAAAACAGTTGATGCTATTGGTTCACTCTATGGCCCTATAGGTCAATTGGTTGCTGGCATTGTTAACGTAGTCAGACAAGGTTACAAAGCAATGTATGACCTGTCTAAAGGTTTCATTGACATTATGATAAACCTTCCACAGGTGTTAGGCGAAGGTATCATGGGACTTGTTGACGGTATTTTTGATGCTTTAATTGCTGCATTTTCAGACCCGGATAGAATAGCAAGGATGTTAGTTGGATTGGGTACTGGTATTATAAATGCGATTACTAGCGCAGTAAGAAAACTTCCACAGCTACTTATGAAAGTTTTAAGTATAAAGTTTTGGGCAGATGTTATGGAAGCTGCATTTTTAGCTTTACGAGATGCCCTAGTAGGACTTTTTGAATCTGTATTAGATTTTTTCACAGGTAACTTTGGTGATGTTGTAGCAGAGTCTTTTATTGAGGGTATAAAGATTGCTGGAGAATCTCTAACGGGGTTTGCTAGTAGAGTGTTTGAAGTTGTCACTGATACTACAGCCGGGTTAATGGGAAGCGATGAAAACGATACACAGAAAAGTGCTAAAAACGCCGGTAAAGCAATGGCAGAGTCTTTTGTAGAATGGCTTGTTAGATTTTGGCATTTTTTCGTAGATGCTGGTGAAGCTATTTGGTTAGCTTTCCGTGATGGGCTTTCTGGACTAGGTGAATTTTTAGTTAAAGCTGGCAAAGAATTTTTTGATTTTATTATGACTATCCCAAAAGCCTTATGGGACAGTATTGTTTATTTTATAGAAAAATTCCCTGGACAATTGTTTGAAGGTCTGATGGACTTCGGTGAAAAAATGTGGATTCTATTTAGGGATGCATTTTCTAGCCTTGGTGGTTTCTTCCTAGATGCGTTTAAAGGAATTGCAGGTGGTTTGTGGCAGGCTTTCAAAGATGCATTTTCTGGTATTGGTAATTTCTTTTCAAATATTTTTGGTGACCTTTGGGACGGTTTTAAAGACGGTATATCAAACTTATTCAGTTTCCCAGAGAGCAAAGGGACTGTAGAAGGTTGGATGGGTGTTGACTTACCAGTTTTGAAATTTGCTGAAGGTGGTGTTGTACCGGGCATAGCACCAGTGAGAGGAGATTCACCAAAGAACGACAATCAACTATCAATGCTTTCACCGGGTGAGTGGGTGATACCAAGAAGTATTACACAAGACAAAGAAAAGGCAACACAGCTACAGCAAGTTATTTCTGGAGATGTCCCACAGTTTTTCATGGGAGCCATTAGAAAGGCTGGAGAAGTAACGGGTGTTTCAAAAGCCATTAGTGATGTTGGCGAAGCAACGGGTGTAAATAGTATTTTAGAAGAAGCTGAAAATGCTTTCAAGGGTTTAAGCACTACCTTAAAAGCTGTTTATAATTGGGTTTCTGATAATATTGGTGCAGTAGACATAGTTAAATTTGTAGAAAATCCAGTTAAAGCAGTTATGAAAATGATTGAAAACGGAATGGCAGGATTTGTTGAGCCTAGAGCAAGCGGAATTATAAAATCATTAGCGCAAAAATCCTTCCACAGCGGCGGCTTTGTCGGTAACAACGGAATGGCTAACCTACAGGGCGGTGAATTTGTAATGAGAAAATCAGCCGTGAATAACATTGGACTTCAAAACCTAATGGGAATGAACTCAGGTAACTCAATGGCTGGTAGCAACCAAGAATTTAATATTGATATAACTTTAAACACGACCGAAAAGGTTGACGAGTCTTTCCTTACTAGTAGGCTTATGCCAGAATTTAAACAGCAATTAAAAGACGCTTCTTTAAGGGGTGATTTTGTTATCTCTCAAAAAGGAATTAGATAGATGACTACGTTAGGATATTTAGAAGTAGACTATGCCGAAATTCAATATGGTGGTGGTATCGCAACAAAGGTACTTCCTAGCCAGTTTGAAGCGGTTGCCAATGTAGATGAAAGACTTCTGGCTGAGTTTGAGGGTGTCAACACAGTCACCAAGTTTTTAAATGCACAGTTTGAAGCAATAGTGAACAACGATAAGGTTTTAAATACTCAACTTGAGGCACTACGTTTAGACTTTGATGACGGGCTATCAACCGAGTTCACAGGGGCTAATCCTGATAATGATAAATCCTTTGGTATTCAGTTTTACAAAACACCAATTAAAGCGGTTTCTATTGGTCAGTATTTGAGCCAAGACGATTACGCAACTTATTCTTATGCTTCACCTGTTTTCGCAAAGTGCATGAATACGCAATTTTTTGCAGTTAACACTCAGGCTAAAAGCCTTGGTGTACAGTTTGAAGGTAAGATCACAGCCGACGACATAACCGGAGTACAGTTTGAAGGAAAGATTACTTCGACTAAAACGGTTGGGACGCAGTTTGAATCTTTTATTATAAAAACTCTTAATACTCAATTTAGAGCCGTAATTTATAACACAACACAACTAAGATTTTTATATGACTTTCCTAGTCGAGGAATCAACGGACTTAATTGGGTGGCAAGTAGTACAGCAACAAGTAGCTCGGATGCTTTTAGTGTTTATAATCTTAACACTGACATAGTTGAACAAGCATGGAGATCAGGCCCAGGGGGAGTGCAAAACATAACTTGCGACACTCAAGACACTGGGGGTGTTTTCCTAGATACCCTTGCTATACTTGAGCATAACATAACAAGAGGTGCTACGGTTCTTTTGGTTGGATCAAATGATAATTTTATCACTACTCCATTTTCTGAGTTTTTAACTGTTGAAGACAGAAATATGTATTACATATCTGAAGACCTTCCTTTACAGTCATATAGATATTGGCAAATACAAATAGTTGACCCTGCAAATCCCGATGGATACATTCAAATAGGTACCGTTGTCTTTGGTTCTTCTGTAGTATTTTCTTCTGAGGAAAACATAACCGAAGAAGTTGATTTTGGAATCACACAATATGCAGATACAATTTTCACAGAAGGATTTACAAACATATCAAACGACCGTGGACAAAAAAGACAATTAGGATTTAAGTTTAAAAACTTAGAAGCACAAAGCAGAAACTTTGTAGAACTTAGAAGAATGTTTGAAGCAGTTGGAAACATTCAAAAGGTTTTATGGATACCTACTCCACAAGACCCAAGCGAGTTTGCAGTGTTTGCAAAAATGAGAGAGGTTCCAAGAGAGCGCCACAAACAAATGGGCAAGCACTATGTTTCACTAGATATCAACACAGACGAGAGTTTATAAGATGGCAAGCAGAGACAGAAAACCATACGAAGTCGCTACTTTCTTAGACCAAGAAATTTTGGATGAAATGCAAGAAAATCAAGTGAACGGGCTAAGAGCTATCTTAGATATCACTGCCCCTGATGATAGCATCATAAGAGTATCTGATAGAAATACTTACGTTGGCGAACATTTTTATGAAGCTAGAACTAAATTTCCAGAAATCAATAGAACGGTTGGAGATTGGCTTGGTAGCAATTTAGTTTTTTCGGAGATTGATTTTGTTATATCTAACGTGGACGGGAGATATAACCATTTGCTACCGGCTGGAGATGACTTTTCAGACTGGAAGGGAAGACCTGTAGAGTTAAAGATTGGACTTGGTGAAATAGAAGAATCTTATATTTCAGTATTTAAAGGCATTGTGAGCAATGAAGGTGGGTTTAGCAGAACGGTTGCTAATTTTCGCATAAGAGCTAGGAACGATTTAGCTAGAGTAAACGTAGCTTTTCCCACACAGGTTTTTAATATTGCTCAATATCCAGAAGCAGAAGAAAGTCTTTTTGGTGATTTAATCCCTCATGTTTTTGGTGACTGGACAGAATCAGTTACACAAAATGCAGCAAGCTTGCCAGCAATTGTAACTAACGGTGCTGATATATTTGTAACCAATGAGCAGATTGATGTTGAAATTTCTAACGGATCACCGGCTGTTTTTACGAAAGAAAGACACTTGTTAAAAGCTGGAGACAAGATTGCTTTAAGCACAGACGGAACTTTACCGAACGGCCTAAATGAACAAGACTATTTTGTGAGAAACATTTTAAGCGATGACACCTTCACGGTATCAGCAACACTTGGCGGTAGTGAAATTGACACGACTACAGATGGAAGCGGTATCCATCGTCTAAGAAGAGCTGAAGATGGAGACTATAGAAATGTAAAACTGACCATAAGCTATAATGCTTTAGAGTCAATTGATACAAATAACATTTATCTTTTACGCGGAGATCTTGCCTATAGAATACCTACTGCAAACATTATAAACATTGGAGCAGGATTTAGGACTTTTGAAATAATTCAAAACTTGCCAGGATTTTCAATAGGTGAAAACCCGTGGACGTTTGCTAGTTCGGATGAATTTTTGTTGAAAGCCAAGGGAGAAATCATAGACCCAGGTTATAATGATAATCCAGTGTCATTAGCCAAATTTATTTTAATCAATTACGGTGGTCTAAACGAAAATGATTTTGATTTTTCTTGGATTTTTTATAGGGATAAAACTAGTGTATCTATCACTAAAGCTAGAGCGTATATTAACCAACAGCAAGACGCCATGGAATACGCTATCTCTATTATGGAGCAAGTCGCGTTAGAGCCGTTTATCAATCGTGATTTAAAATTTTCTATAAACTCTTTACAGTTTGACGACTGGATTAGCGGCGAACCAAGAGATGTCACGATCACAATAAATTCACCTGCCACGTTTTTAAGTCAAAACCACAGGCTAAAGCCTTTTGATAAAATTATACTTGATACGAACGGACAACTTCCGTCGGGCTTGGTTCCAGGTGAATACTTTGTTGCATCGGTTACAAGTGCAAACACTTTTACAGTATCGGAAACTGTTAACGGCCCAGAGATAGGCACGGGTTTTCCCGTAGGGTTTGGAGATCACACAATACAAAAGACTCCTTTTAGAGTTAGAAATTGGGACGTTCAAAGAGAAACATTTAATCCACAGGTAGACCAAAGAAATAACTTTAACAGAGCGAGAGCTATTTATAATTTCTTACCTAACTTAAATGAAAACGCTTTTACTAGTTCTTATTATAGAAACCAAAATGCAATCAATCAACAAGGACAAAGTGAAACAAAAGCTTTAATTTATCCTAATCTATACCAACGGAGCAGGGTTGAATTCTTTTTGGTTGAAACGCTAAAATTGACTAGTGCTTTTAGGGAAGTTGTATCCTTTACAGCTACGCCAAGAGCTTTTTTATTAGATGTGGGTGACTTTATAAATATAGATGTTAAAATAGGTTCAAGCATTTTTGAAGATGTCCCATTTATGATAAGAGACATAGGTTATGACCCTGCCACGTTAAAAATTAAAATCTCTGGCTGGGCAATGACCATGATACCGTTTCCTAATTACGAGCCTAATTATGCTGGAACGGTTGGCGGTTTTAATGCTACAATAATAGAAGAAACATAAATTTAAAGGATTTAAAAATGGCTGTTAATTTATTTGTGTGTCCAACACTTGTTGCTTCAGACACTAGCGCACCTTCTGAATTTTCTGATTCATTAGCCGGTGGTGGCTCAGGGCTTAACCTTGGCCAAGTTGCAAATGGGCTTTATGCGCCGATTGTAGACCAAGGGCTAAACCAAGGAGCGCAATTAGTTTATCTTTCTCACGATGCTACAATCGACCCGATTACAGATGTAAAGATTTACATTGGGCAATACTCAGGAACTTACGGTGGTGCGGTTTCAGCGGCTTCAGATTTTTCTAGTATCGTAGCAGAAGGCCAAAATTCAAGCGCAACTACCGGCGACAAAAACAATTCCAATGGAACGGCTTCTGGTGTTTGGATAGACTTTCAGTGGGACGTATCCGAGACAAATCAATTTGACATTGCTACCAGAGCAACGGACGTTAAAATATTTGGAGACAACGGAACAGACGGTATTGACGCGGTAAGTGCTTTCGATCTTCCTGCTAGTTCTATGCTTTACGCTGCAAACTCGGCGAGTGAAGCGGCACCGAACACCCCTGAAGCTGGAAAGATCGGTATTTCTACAGGTGGCGGCTTTGGTGGAGACTTCACACTAGGAAACAGAGCCAAGGTTAGAAACAGAATCTATCTACGTTCAACATTCCCAGACGGTGGGATTTTTCAATACGATACACTTTTCAGGTATTCATTTACTGCTTAAAAGGATTTTAAAACTATGGCGCAAGTATTGCCCAAAGGTAAGTATGAAGCATGTTGGTTTATCGACTATTCAAACGATAGGCCAACAAAAAAAGGAATCTATAATTTTGCAAGCAATCGACCAGAAGAGATGGCATACTCTCAGCCTAAAGATCATATCGCTAAAGCTGGTATTTTGGCCAGATGTGGCAATCGCGTTGAGCGTGTTGTTCTAAACTGTGAAGGTTATGATTTTTGCAATTTTGAATGGGTTGCTGGAAAATCTGCTTTAACTGGAAAGTCAGGGCTAAACGGTTTAACATTAGTAACAAGAAACGAAAGAGCTACTTTTTTCTTTGACGGTTCGGTGGACATTAAGAAAAGAGATAATTCAGAAGATAAACTTTTTCATTACGGTAGAGGCTAAATCATGGCAGAAACTACAACGGACTACGGACGGCAAAACCTACCTTGGCCAGATTTGGGCTTTGATGCTGGTGTGAATCTTCACGCTGCAATCGTGGGAAGTGTTGCGGTTTTATCCGATCAAATAAGCGCGAAATGGTCAGGCTCGCAAGCAATACCAGCGGGCAACACAATCCAACTTGCCCATAACTTCGGGCTAAGTTTAGGTGAACTTAGAATTAGAATTGTTGAGTCAGGCGCAGAATTGACCCAAGGTAATGATACTGATTTTGGTATCAGTGAAGTTGATGTTAACACCATTAACATTCAAAACAATGATGCGGTTGCAAGAACTATTGAAATCTATGTTTACCCACGCGCAAAAATGCGAGGAGAAGACCTAGACCCTGCTATAGTGATTAACACCACAGGAAACGCTACTGTTGGCAATATGACCGTAACAGGTGACTTAGAGGTTCAGGGTACTACCACGACACTAAACACCGAAACGCTGGACGTTGAAGACGCGAATATTACCATTAACAAAGGTGGTACAGATGCAAGTGCTGAAGGTGCTGGGCTTACCATTAAAGGGACTGGAGGTAGTGACCTTGGTGGTGTTGAATACGATTCATCTTTAAATTCTAAGTTTAAAGTTGGTGACGCGACCAAGAGAGAAATTTTAACAGCCGATGGACAGCAAAGTGTTACAAACAAAGATATAGACGGCGGAACGGCAAGCAACACAAGCAGAATATCGGTTCCCCGTGGTGCTGATTTGGCTACGCTTCAAGCTTTAACGCGAAAGCAAGGCGCGATTGTTTACAATCAAGACAAAAACGAATTTCTAGGCGATACAGGTACAGAGTTAAAAACCATTGGCGGCGGTGGTGGTTTAGTCCCATTAGCTATAGACCATACCTTTGCAGGGACGATTGAAAGAGATACCGAATACATGGTGGATCTTTCAGCCGGTTCACTTGCGGTTG